TAAAATTATTTATTATACTTCGCCAAAGGTGGTTAATTTTGATAGTTTTGGCTAAAGATATCATACCACTCAATAAAATCATCAAAGGTCTTGCTTATAATATAGATCCCTCCTGCAGCTTCTATCATCTGTTGGTATTCCTTCTGCACCACTGACTGCTTATCCTTACCTATCTTTACCTCTATCTTTACAGATCTCCCATAAATAGTAGCAGAGATATCTGCAGATCCTGGGGTGCCTGTGCCCTTGGTCCACATCCCTGCAGTCTTAGTGCCATCGGTTCTATATGACTGCCTAAATACTCCCATTGTATTAATTCTTTCAGCTTGGTGCTGTGAAAAGTTTAGGAAGTCCTTAATACATTTAGTCAAGCCATTAGCTGTAGCATCACTGTACTTAGTTAGTGGTATTATGTGCCCTGGTGCTGATGGGTACCTGTAGCTCATGTACTTAATTTCTAGCTCATGCAGTCTCTGTTTGTTTTGTTTGTTCATTAGAATAGTTTTTGTTGTGCCATGTGGTTATTAATTCTTTGCATTGCTTTATCGTAGTATTCCTTATCAAGCTCACAGGCTGTTAAGTCAAATTTGTAATCATGACAAGCTATAGCTATACTTCCTGAGCCCAAATGAGTATCTAGTATTTTATCCCCTTCCTTTGCGTATTTGTCAAGTAACCATTTGTAAAGTGCTACGGGTTTTTGCGTTGGGTGCATCCTGGCTATGTTAGTTGAGTTTATTTTTACCATTTTAGGGTGTTTATTAAAACTACAAAAAGCAAACTCAAATTGGCTCATAGTTGGTATGTATGTCATTTTATCCCAAATTATAATGCACTTGGTATTTCCTAAATGTTCAGCCATATAGTTTCCACCCCACACAATCTGATTTTTAGATACTCTTTTAAGTTCATCAAAGTATTCCTTATTAGGTGTATTATCATCCCATCTTTTGCTCTTTAAATCCTTATAAAATTTTTGTTGTGAGTTGGTATTCTTTTCAGAAGGAATTCTAACTGTTTCCATTCCTAATCCATAAGGAGGGTCTACAATAGCCAAATCAAAATACTTATCAGCATAACGTGCCATAAGTTGCATATTATCCTCGTTGGTTATCTGTATCATAACTTAGTTATCTTAAACCATCTACCTACTGCACTTCTCCCCTTGTCAAAGTGATACCCCTTAAACTTACAGTACTCATTAACCATCTTAAGATACCTCTGAGCATTCAAATCATGCCACCCTCCTGTATATGTTTGGAAGTCCTGAATAGATACATTGTTATAGTGCAGCGTGTCCATTGTGATATTACCCTCTATAGCATAGTCGTAAAACTCTTTGTTTGTAGAAGAGATAAACCTTTTATCATTAGCATTAATTGCTACAGCCTTAACAAGTCCCATTGATAAGAATTTCTGCAGGTTACTGATCATGTAGTTATCAAAGATTAACCAATCTACCACAGTCCAGCTGTCAAACAATAACCTACCATACTCATCTAATGGATTACGCTGAGCATTAAAGTACTGATTAAATTCTATTTCGTGCCTTCTCCTATCATGGCTACCACCTGCACCACTTATCACATAGTTGGTAGTAATCACAATCTTAGGGGAGCGTTCAAATGGGATAAAGATCTCATCCTTATTTTTTCTGTTCACTGTTATCCCTTCTGAGATTAAACTAAATAGCTGCTCAAAGTCAAAGTTCTTTTTAACATCATCAAAGGCAAGGATTTGGCTATCTAAATTTACCCTCTGATAAACAAAATCAGATTTCTGTGGGTTAAATGCTTTACCATCTATTTTAACTATATTTCTAATCTTACCAATGGCAGTCAGCACTAAACTTTTACCACTCCCTCCATTAGGGTTATCATCTATCTCCTGATCATTAAAAATAATTGCTTTCTGATCTGTTTTATCTTTGTAGGTATGGAGTAAATAACCTAGGGTAGTCTCTAAGGCGTTTACCCTCTGCTCATCATCTGCAGATACCTTAGATACAAAGCTCTTGAAGTCATTTTCTATGCTTTTAGTTGGCTTGTAATCCCTATCAATAATTTGCCTATCCCATATGTAGCCATCTATATCAATGTAGGGCACGATATCAATCTTATTCTTAGTAATCTTAACTACTCCATTACGATAAGGAATAAAGCTCACATCTTTAGTATCCTGCAGCATCATTAATTCAATAGGCTCTAGCATAGATAAGTGACCATCTGTAAATAGGTAGGGACTTTTAGAACAGTAATTCCATACATCCACTTGCTTCTGCTTCATTAGGTAAGCTAGCACAAAATCTTTCACCTGGTCCACTGAGCTAAGATTAACTTTGTTTTCTATCACCCTTACAAAGGTGGGCTTCTCTGATCTCTCAGGATAATACTTATTAAAGCCATACTTGTAAAGGAAATCTCTATACTTCATAGGATCTACACTAACTACTTTTTTATCACTAATGGACCAGAATACATCCTCACTATTAGCGACATCCTTTTTAACATCCTCTACCACATCAGGCTTAATATCTAATTGCTTAGAGATATCATTAGGGGAGATACCCTCTTTTAGTTTTGACCTTACCTTTAAGATAGTTTCTTTATCCTCAAAATACTTAGTGCCTTTATTAGGGTTTTTATAAGCAGATCCTACACAGGTATTAATTTCTATTTGAGTAAAGTCCTTAGCACTATATTGGTGAAGGTAAAATTTAGCAGTATTCTCACTAATGCCATACTCACAAAAACAGTTAGCTACTTTAAATACCCAATTATTTCTCCCATTAGATATATCTCCATGGTTAAACTTCATTATATTCTCAATGATATTAGCTTCATTAGTCATGGGTAGCACTGGCACCCTTTCAAATGAGCTATGCCCTTTCTCCTCTTCCATCAAATCAAATACCTCAGCATTTAAATTTATATAGGCACCACGATCATAAGACTCAAAGCATACTCTACTAACATTACAGCTACTAGCATCAAAGTAATCACTATCAATAAATTCCTGAAAAGCTTTAAACCTTCTCTTATGCGTAAATTTGTCTGATGGTGGTATCTTTATCACACATTTTAGCCCTTTACCTGATGGTGATATGAATATCATAAAGACATAAGGGCACTCCATTAACCTTGCCTTCTCAGCTTTCATCACCTTAGCACTAGGATAATCATCAAAATCTAAAATACAAAGCCCTGAGTGCTCAATAAGGCCATTATCATTTCTTTCATTAAAGGTGCCATTAAACATGATAGCCCTGAGGCTGTTTTTTAGGCTGCTGTATGCAGGATCATCCTCCTCCATAGCTCTAAGAGCAGTTATCTTATTAATTAGTTCAGGATAGCCTTCCTTAATTCTATTGTATACATCCACCACATCTTGTGTGTAGGGAGTTTCTTTAGAATTGAATAAGGACTTGAATACAGATATCTTCATTTAGTTAGTTTTGGCTGTAAATGTAATCATTATTTTCACATGACAAGTCTATGACGCATTTATGACAAGTTTATGACAAGTTTTTTTTAGCAATATTCCCACTGCTATTGAGTATTAGCGATTTCATGACAAGATGACGAGAAAAAAGATAAAAAAAATTATTTGAATTTTCAAATGTTTCCCAGCCTCCGCTAATAAGAGAATGTGACACAGCGTCATTAATCATGCTGATAATTTCTATATTGGTTATTAAATATCCTTGCCTGCACTAGTGATAAATGATACATAGACTTGCAATCCTGCACATCTTTAATCAAATTTCTTTGTTCAAATACTATATCTACTCCTGCAAATTCCTTTTGAAGCTCCAAAGTGTCAAGTAAAAAAAGTTTATCCTTAGTATCTAGAAAATAGTTAGCTTGTGTAATCCCATGGATAACTGTTGCATGGCTTCTGTTACAGATCTTACCAATTCTAGCCAAAGTTATACCATGCCTACGCAATAGAGTGTACAGATACCACCTCCTATGTACTAAGTACCTGTACCTTGTTTGCTCTTTTAAATTTTGCTCTTCGATTATTTGTTCTATCCTTTCTATCATGATATTAGTTTTGGGTTTACTGATTTAAACAGCTCACTTTGACTGTCTATTAATCCTACTGCATTGATATAGTCTATCTCCACCTTTGCACTGGCTATAATGGTAGATGATAGCTGAGCTATTGCTTTAGCTTTTTCTACTTCCTGCTGTACTTTCTCATTACTCATATCCTCATCAGCTAATCTTTCAAGTGCCATAAAGATGTGATCTCTTAGATCACTTAGTTTGTTGTTTGCCATTTGTTTTACGTTTTAGTTTACATGTTAGTTTCATTATCTCCTGCAGCTCAGCAGGATATCTTTGTATTGTATTTCGAGCCATATTTTCCTTTCTGCTTATTACTTGTAGATTGCTTAGCTCACAATTCATAAAGTTCCCATCTAAAAAAATTACTACACATCCTTTTGGTATCTCACCATTTGCCTGAGTCCATACGTGCCTCTGCAGGAGCTCCCAGTGACTATCTTTAATCTTTACATATTGGTAAAGTCTACCTGTTTTATCTGCTCTTACATGGATGGTTCCAATGGGTTGGGTGTTAGCTGGCTTGTTACCTTTCTTATACATGGTAGGCTTAACCTTCTCATAAGTTTCTGCAGGCATCTTTACCCCTTTGTTTTTTGGGATATGCCCTGGCTTAAATTGAAAGGCCTCACCACTTCTGATCCCTGCTTTGTATCTACCACTTGCTGCAGTCTTAAGATAAACAGGATCCTTATGTATCTTGTAGGCCCATGCGATATTATACACCTGTGATATTGTTAGGCCTAATTCCTTAGCTATTATAGCAGTGCTTTCAAATGGGTACCTTCTAATTACTTCTATCTTTACATTCATAGCTTTTCTACTTTATACCCATTATCAATATACCACTGAGGTGTATCTGCTTGCTCATCTGTGTAAATGTAATCATGCAGCTTACCATCTTTACCTAGGTAACAATACCACCAAAAACCACCTTCAGGCTCTACTTTATCCTCTAGCCATACTCTATATTTTTTCATACTGTTCTACTTTTAGTATTAGTTTTGGCCACATAGCCATTATCATTATTGCATGGTGTCTATCTAGGGCCTCTAAGATCCTGACAGCCACCCTCTTTTTACCACCATCAAAATAGTTATAGGTTACTTTAAAGCGTTTCATGGTCTTGGTCTTTAGGTTTATGATCCTGTAAGCTGAGGTAGTCTAGGTATAGCTGTAAGTTAAAACTCCCCCCTTTATCTCCCTCACTCTTTTTATTTTTCCACCACTCCATCTTTGCCTTAAGGCTAAAGTGAGTAGGTACTGGTGCTGTCTTATCTATCATCTCTATCATTATTTAGTTCGTTATAATACTCTTTGTTATCTAGCTCCCACTGGCACACATCAAATCTCTCAGGATCTTCTAGTATGCTATCCTCAATAGCTGTTATTATTTCTTTCAGCTCATCTTTATTAGGGGTGAAGGGATGGCATACGTTATTACACCACTGCTCACCTTTCTCCAGGGATACATCCACTATGCATTCATTGGTTTCAGGATCAAATGAAGTGAAGCTCCACTCAAAATCTAAGATAAATTCAATACGGCCCACCTCATACCATAGGGATGCTGTGTACTTTTCTACTTGTAAATCTTCTAAATTCATTTTAAAGCGTTTTAAAGGTTATTAATGTATGCAAATGTATAGACTGCCACCCAAAACAATATAAACACTACAGCAGTGCTTAAAATGTCTCTATGCTCATCAGTGAGGGGTGTAAAGTAATAGATAAGGTCGGATAGTTTCTTTCTCATTTCTTTTGAATTTTGTAAAGGTTATCAATTGCTTTAATTTCTGCAGATATTAATTGTGATCTCTCCATAGCAAGAGCTAATTCGCAGATACTCTCCCATTGCTTGTCAGTAAAGGCTTTGTTGGTGTTAATTTGCTGGAGTAGGTACTCAACAGCTGTCAGTTTTTGATCATTCATATTGGTTAGTTTTAATTAGTAATGGTCAAATATACGAACAAACAATTAAATGTATACAACTTTAGTGTAATTTATAATCATTCTAAATAAGGAATGTAAAGGAATAGCCTGAATTTATACATGATAACCTTAAATATACTTGACATTCCTGTCACAAATCTTGGCAAAAAAAATACCCCCCTGCCAAACTAACCAAAGATGCAGAGGGGCTTAGGCAACACATTGGGCGTATTAACCTAGTGCAAACTTACAAATTAAATTTGTGACTATCAATAAATTTTATACATTTTCTATCTCCTGTAGTCTCTCTACCACATTTTATAGTAAGTATCCTACCACCTAATGGCTTAATGGGAGCTCCACGTTCAACATGCCATCCATAAGATCCATCTCCATACTCCTCTTTGTAAGTTCCTGTGAGCATTAAATGTAATTGTTTTTGCTTAAGTGTGTAACCTGTTACAGAATGCTTCTCTAATGTATCTCTCACATCATTTCTGCAGCTGTTCTCATGGATATGGCCCATTGTAAAAACATCAAAGTTCTCATAAGTTTCTAGGGCCCTGGTTAAATTGATAGCACCTTTGGTAACTATACCACCACCACCTGATCCATGAAAGTATTTGATCTTAGTAGTAAAAGAGGTAGTATTGCCAGGGCTAAAAGCTTGCTTAACTACTAACCATCCACCATATCCTCCTACTTGTATATTAGATTTTGCTTTAAAGTTTAAAATGTCTACAAATCTCTGCAGGATATCAGTCTCTTGAAATTTAATTATACTTGTCTCATGGTTACCGTATCCTATTAGCTTAATGATATGTGCATAGGGTAGGAACCACTCCACAGCTGTGTTAACTATAGAGTCTAAATACATAGCATTATTGTGCTCAGGTCTAATATCAGATTTATTTCTCCTGTTATCTCCCCTGCCCTGCATTAAGCAGAACATATCACCGTTAATCATTACAGGTATCTCCTCTTTTAGGCAGTAGTCTAGGTGTCTCTTTAGCATATCTCTATCACAGTGAGGGTTATCCCAATGCAAATCACTAAGCATAGCTATCCTTACTTCACTGCCGTCTAGTGAAAGCTCGTGAACATTCTTTGAGTGTCTAATCATAAAGTTATTTAAAAGGGTTGTATAATTTGTCTAGCAGTCTTAGGATAAAAAATAGAGCTATCCCACAGCCAAATCCCCAAAAGAATAACCTCCAATTAGTTTTGGCCTTAGTTAGCTGTACCTCTTTACGCTGCTCTTTAGCTTCCTTATATATGTATTTATACTTAAGCACATCTTGTTTTAGCACCTTAGTCTTATACCTATATTCTATCCTGGTCTGATACCTGGTCTTAGGCATCTCTAAGATCTGTATAATAGTATCTTTAGTGGTTATGAATTTTTCGTATATAAGCGTATCATTGCGTATCACTGCAAAGCTATCTATAGTATTAATTTTGATAGTATCATTTGCTATGCTTAAGCCAAACTTAACAGCTTTCTTATAGTGGTATTGTGCTTTTTTAGCATCTGAGCAGGAGCCTAACAGGCATAGTGCTATAATTGGTAGGATGTATCTCATAAATTCTGTAGCATTTGTATCATTCTAGGACATGGGTATATATCTGATTTATCTTTTCTGACACTATTGTGTGTAAATATACCACTTTCTCCCCTCAAAGCACGTTTATCAATATCAAAGATGGTAGCAAAGTAATCTTTAGGGATGTTATACTGATTACAAAGGTAAACTAGCAGCTGTCTAGTGCTTTCTATTTGTGCATCTGTGTACATTTGCCAATAGATGTGCCCTTTGTATGGTTTGTCTAAGATAGTTAGCTGAGTGTAATCTACTTTACCACCTACATAGTTATAGTAGTATCCATTTCTTTTGGTAAGTGGTCCATAGTTACAGATCTCTATGCCTACAGATAATCTATCAAGGCTCCTATAAGTTACCCCTGCCTCTTCAAATACTTCTTGCTTAAGTCCTAAATGATAAGCCCAATTTTTAGAGCTAAAGCATTGCACTATTGTGCCTTTAGAACCAATTATAAAAGCAGTGGCTACCTTACCTACTTTCTGATTAAAAAATTTAGCTACTGATACTGCATCAGGTCCACCTGCTGTATGGTGTAAATAGATTTGTCTTTTATCTGTAAGCTCATCTACAAATTGATCCTTAGATAATCGGTGCTGAATTATCTTGCTTATATCTAACTCCATCTATATCTTGTTTAATTTCTTTTGATCTCCTAAGTAACTGCTTAAATGCTGACCATATATCTATGCCTTTTACAGCCTTGTAATTTTCTGAGATAGAGATAACCTCTATACTACAAAGTACTAAAGATAGAATTTTGGTGAGCATTAATGGTACAGAAAAAAACTTCATGATAATATCATTAAGAATAAAATAATCTATAAGGTAGAAACCAATAACGGCCACCTCATAAAGCATTAATTTAGAGATGATAGCAGATAGGCCACGTGATGTAATTGGTATCTTTAATTTCTTAGCCTTCCATACACCTGTAATGGTGTCTAGTACTATAGCAAAACCAATTAAAAATAATATCCCTGATATAGGTAAAAAGAAAGCTCCTATCACTGTTAATAATTGTAATATATATTGTTTTATTGAGGCTAATAAGATGGCTAACTGTAGTCTCATAAGATTAGAATAGCGTTGTTATATCCATTTTCTCTAAGGTTACCACACATGCCAGTGCATACACTCTGAAATTGATTGATACAGCTACAGTTATTAAACATAGGCCGTAGATCTGTATCCATGTTAGTGGTAGATATGAACAGAGGGAATAGATTTTTGTTAGCAAGTAACCATCTGATTAATCTTTGCTCAAAGAAACTAGCCTTCTGTGCATAGTGCTCCATTCCAAAGGCCACCTCATTACGTGATACACTAGCAGAGTAATCACCTGACTGTGTTTGTATTCCTTTATTCTTAAGTTGGTAAGTCAAGCCAAAGACAGCATCCTCAGCACTTCTCCATGCTATTACTGGCTGTATAAACTCCACTAGATCTACCTCATCAGGAAGTAGTGCCTGGTTATTATACTGAGTAAGCAAATAATTATAGAAAGTAGTACCTAAAATAGGCTGTACTCTTAAGGCTGCCTGAGTAGCTACATAAGGTGTTAGATCTGTTACATCCACATTAGCAGTGATGGGTGTATTAACCTTAAGGTAAGTTTCTGTGATGAAATATAGCATTATACAGGGGTTGTTGTTGGGGTTACTACTATAGCAGCTGCTGCACTCTGAGTCATATCACCACCTTCTATAGGAGGAAGGGAAGCCAAAGCTCTGACCTCATTTATAGTCATAGTCTCAAGTACTTTGTTAGCTACCAATGGGCTTAGTGAGTTAATTGCATCATTTACTTTGGAGCTCTCAGCTTCTAGTTCTACAATAGACTCATTAATGATCTGAAAGTTATTGATAGTAAAGTCTGCAGGGATCTTAGCGATAGTTAATAGCTCATTAAAGATATGCTGAATGCATCCTCTTAACTCCATTACTACATTTTTCTCAAATATCACATAGGCCTGCTTAATATCTGCACCACCTCCTAGGGATCCTGTAGTACGTACTCCCATTAAGATAGGATCTATTGTGTGAGCAAAGCAAATCTGCTCTGTATTAAGCTGTGAGGCCTCCTGAAAGAGACTATCATTACCATTATTGGGTAGTGCTTCTATCTTAGGTAACTGATCCTGGCTATTAGCAAAGAAAGCAACAGCTTTACCTGCATTAGCAGCACCTTTTAACCTGTCAATAGTTTCTTTGATCATGTGCTTCTCCTCCTCACTTTGTGGCCTCTTAGGAAACATCATAGCAAAGGAAGGAAATACACTATTTTGTATGTTACTTTTAGCAAAGTAGCTAAGCTCACCTGATAAAAAAGCAAAGTTTAAAGCTGAGGTATATTGTGGTAGGCTGTAGTAATCCTGCCCTAGTGATTTAATCTCATAGCAATATAATTGCTCATAGTCTGAGCATGTAATGTGGTAAGGTTTAATTTCTCTAATGTCTATGTTAGTGGACCAGTCATCACAGATATAGTACATATCTTTAAATCTAGATATTCTTACTTTCTCAGGTGATACATTCTCTATCTTAACTAATTTCTTAGTACTGTCAAAACAAAGTTTAAAATAGATCCTATTGTGCACAATTAATTGCCTAGTTACAGCCTTTACTGTTTGTCTTATTTTAATTTTTCTTTCAAACATGTAAAGCTCTAGCTTCTCAGGGGTAGTTAGTTTATCAGTTGCCAAAGCAAAGCCACCACCTATTACTGCATTAGTTTTGTAGTCTACTATGGCACCATGTAATGGGCTAGAAAAATACATTTGATTAAGCATTTCAGGATAGAGATTATCTGCACCAAATCTTACCCACATATTAGTAGAATATCTACCATTTACATAGGGAAGTGTTAAGTTACCTCTACCTACAGGTAGGAAGGGGGTGCTAAAAGATTGATAGCCCTCTACCACTTCTACTGTCTTAGTTTCTTTCTTAAATAAGTTGTTATACCATGCCATAGTTAATCGTATATTGAGGTGCCTACTGGCCCACTAACCACCATTCTACCCTCTTCTATCACCACTCCTGTGGACTGTGCAATAGTTAAAGGTAGTACATAGGGTACTGAGCTCTGATAAATCTGATAAACAAACTGCCCTTGTTTTAAAATAATATCTACAGGCTCATTTAACACGAAAAGATTGTATCTTTCAGGGTATAAGCTAGTATCTGCAGTAGTAAATAACTGAGTAACTGATAGAGTATTCATTTCATTAGTGAAAGCAAATAGATAATGAGGGGTAGGTACAGTAGTAACCTCTGTTAAGGTTAGCACTACCTGGTTAATAGTTCCCTGTTCAATGTATATCATACCTATATTATATGATGCTAGTCAAATGTTTAGAAATAAAAAAAGCCCCACAATATGCAGGGCTAATTTTAAGCGTGTTAAATGTATTAAGATACTCCGATAGCAGCTAAAGCACCTGCAGTCATATTGACCTCATAAGCTAGATATTCATTTTCACCTAGCAAAGTAACGGCATATTTAGAACCATCTGCTCTAGCAGTACCTGATCCTTCAGCTACACCTGTAACTTGTAAGTATGGGAAGTACCAATAAAGACCATTTGCATCTAATACTATTGCAGTAAGATACTGCTGTCCTGATCCTAAAATTTTGATAGATCTAGACTTAGCAGCTTCTCGTCTTTGAAACATTAAGTTAATAGTAGAAGTAACAAAAGATGAACCATTGATTAAATCAATAGCAGCCTCTTCTGTGAAACTAGATGTATTTCTACGGATGTAGTAGTTCTCAAATAATACAGGGCTAGCCTGTAAAGTGATAGCTGTGATAGACCATCCTGCCCCTGCAGATGGATCTGCTGGAGTGATAGATGCGATTTCATCTTGTTGGTTAATCCATATTCCATAGATACCCCCACTGTTATTATCGCATGATTTTAAGATTGCCTCGAGGGCTTGACATGTTGGCATGTGTTTAAGTTTTATATAAAGGGGGTTGCCCCCCTCTATGAATTAATATTAAGAATAGTAAACGATATCACCTGGATTAACATAGTTAAATCCTACCTTCATGTTAGCACGTGTTCTGATAATTGGCTCAGCAACTGTATCTGCTAAGTTTACAGCACGTAAATCAGAAGAGTCACCTTCACCATCAAAAGCAAAAAGTAAATTATCCTTTAAAGTGATTACAAAAGTATTATTTGACATCCCTGGACAAAGTACAATCTTAATACCTAAGTAAGTCAAAGATAGGTCCTGAGTGATAAATGCATTAGTGTTACCTGTAGCTACACCTAAACGGTAGATATTAACCAATTGAGTAGGCATGTAGATACGCAAGTCAGCAGTACGTGAAGCAATAGCTGCAGGAACCAAAGCAAAAGCAGCTTCTAATTTTGCACCTAATCCACCAACACCTGAGAATGTAGTGATAGCACCTGTACCACCTGAGATAACAGGATCAATTCCAGGACCAGGAGTAAGACCATTACCAAGTAAAACCTCATAACCATCACATAAAGCAAGTTGTGGGTTAACGGAAGTTGTATCACCTTGCCATCTTAAAGACTCAATTTGTCCTGCAATAGCGTTTGCCATTTCAGACCAGTAGAAGTTAAAGAAGTTAGCTACAGTGAAATCACCGTTTGAACCTGCTGCCATTTGTAAAGATACAAAAGACTGCTCTAAGTCAAACTGACAAACCTGAGCCATAGCAGAAAGAGCACAAACGTCTACTTCTACTGAGCTTAAATCATCAGTGTTAAGGTTAGGGAAGTTACAAGGGGATGCAGCTAGCAAGCCTGTACCAAAAGTAACTGTACCAATTTTAGTTTTATACTTAATACCTGGTAAAGTACGAAAGTTGTCTGCTATCTCACTACCTCCTAGGTAAGCTTGAGCATAAAAAGCATCAGCGTTGGGTGCAAGAGCTGCACTCGGGTCGATTGTTAAATCAAATCTTAGTTTTCTCATTTTGTTTTTTATTTGTTATTGTTAAATTTATTAAACATACTTAATTTTTGTTGTACGCTTAACGCTACAACCTCCTCAACTACCTCCTCTTCTGTATCAACTACTAGAGACTCTTCAAATTGATTTTTTAAATCAGCTATCATAGCCACAAGTGCATCAACTTGCTCAGTAATAAATGGGCGTACTATCTCTAAGATAGCCTCTGCATCTAATGCAGGATCTACAGCCATTTCTTCCTCTTCTACTACTTCCTCTTCTACTACAGTATCAGACATTGCTTTTTCTTCTACTACTACTTCCTCTTCTTTTTCTCTAATTTCAGTGATTTCACCATCAACTACAACGTAGATCTTGCCGTCAATTAAGTGTTCACCATCAGGTAACTTGTTCATATTATTTAATTTTAGTTGTTGCTGTTCTTTGAGCTTCATGCCTAGATATCCCTCTATGCTGAAACCTACCTGCCCATCTGCTACCAGTTGAGCATAGTATTCTTTATCTGTTACCTGGGCTGTTACCATTAGTGTGCCTTCAGGTACCTCAATGCCAAAACTAGAATAAGCCTTATCCTCTTTGGGTGTATCTACTATCCATGCCTCAAGTACATAAGCAGGTACAGTATTATCTGTATCATGCTCTAGGTTAAACAAGTCTTTGTTAGACATGTCCTTCATAAACTTTGAATGTATCTTCTCTATCTCTTCTATAGTAAACTTAACATAGTACTCTTTACCATCCTCATCATCCTTTCTATAGATCTCCATAGGTATAAGAGCAGGTGCTACTATGCGATACTTAATATCATCTGTAAAGATCATAGGCTTAACCTGGCTATTGAAAGCCATACCCATTACTTTGATAGCAGGAGTGGATGTAAAAGCAATTTGCTCTATACCCAAGTCCTCACCATTTTCAGAGTATTCAGGATCTATTGTAATTTTGTAAACAGGTAAATTATCTTTAGCCATACCTATATTATAATTATTCATATATTTGTAAAAAAATTAACTATGGTAACTATTTTAGGAAGGGAGATCCCCAACAGAATTGAAGAGCTAACTATTGAGCAGTTCGAAGCAATTACAGATATTAACAATAACAAAGAGATAGATCCTGTGGACAGGCACCTGCAAATCTTTGAGTATCTAGGAATACCTGAGAAGGAATTTTTTGATTTTGATATAGCAGATTTTATTGAGATTGTTAAAGAGTTTAATTCTGCTCAGGATCCCATGGCACCAAGTGAGCCTGTAGGTACACTAGAGCTAGATGGCTTTACTTATACTGCTGAGTTAAAACTAACAGTACGTGAAACTAAGCTGATAGAAAAGATAGCCATCCACAAACAGAAGGGATACATCTCAGATATGATGGCTGTAATGTTTAAAGCAGATCACTTAACTAATACAGAGCACTATGCAGAGGCACATCTTAAGTTAAAGTCTAAGCTAATCAGAAAATTGAAAGCAGAGATCTGCATACCTTACATTATGTTTGTGGCTAACAAAATTAAAAAGCAAGTAGAGGATGTGCCTGCAGAAACTATAGAACATGTACCTACCGAAGCAGTGGAGTGAGGTAAGTCTTGAGCAGTTCATGGAGATTGCTGAGATAGACAAAGAGCAGGGTGCCTACCACTATAATAGTGAGATACTTTCTATCATTACAAATGAGCCAACAGATGTAATTGAAGATATGGATATAGATGAGCTTAATGCTTATGTGGACCAGTGCAAATGGGCACTCTCACAGCCATCCAATAAATACAAGTCAGAGCTCCTAGGTATGAAGGTTAAGCCCTTTAGTAAGTTGTGCTTGTATGAATATATAGATCTAGATTATTATTTTACCCATAACTACATTACTAACCTTGCAAATATATGTGGGGTGCTGTACAGGCAAAGTAAACTAAATGAGTGGGGAGAAGAGATAATAGAGCCGTATGAGTATGACTGTACTATCAGAGCTGATAAGTTCTTAGACCTACCCATCACAGATGTGTATGGTATCATTAATGAGTTCTTAAAGTTTAGGGAGAATTTTCTAACCACCTACCAAAACTTATTCCAAGGTGAGGAGTTACCTGAGCTAACAGCAGAAGAGAAATCACAGCTTACACCTGAGGAGTTGAAAGAGGAGCAGGATGCTAAGAAAGATAGCAAATGGAGTTGGGAGCGTATGATATACGGCCTATGCAATAATGATCTTACTAAGTCTGATAAGATAGGAGCTCTACCCCTTACCTACGTATTCAATATGATGGGTATGAAAAAAGAATTAGAGATATAATTATACTCTTAAAGGCAAGCCCTGGATAAAATCAGGTGGTGCAAATAATGCCTCAAATGTATATATAAGTTTTTGATTTTTTTCAGCTACTACTACAGCTTCTAAGATAGGATATCTTTTGTTTAACCAATCAAAGTACTGATTATAAATTTCTTTTGTTATTCCTGCAGAGTTTAGCTCAGCTGTAAATTGTGCTACAAAGTCTCTAGATACTATAGATCCACTATTAGGGCCATATTGATTACTAGTCTGTGGCACTCCATTATTAAGATATATAAAATAATAAGCTGCTATTATCTGTATCTCTAATACTTCAAAGCCACCTGTTATCTTAGCATTAATCCTGATACTATCAATTAATGTACTTCCTGTAGGGTTTAGAATATCATTTCTTAATATTCTTTTCAATATAGTAGCCATCCTCCTACGTGTAGGATATAGCACATTAAATTCTCCAGTGTTTGCGTATCTACCCATTATTATAAATTTTCTACTAGCACCCCATAGCTTTGAGTGTTTGCTGTTAGTGTATTATTCTGAATTGTAAAGTGCAAGTACTGCTGAGTAGTAAAGTCTTTAGATACTATATCAAAGGATGCTGACTGTCCGTAATCTGCATTAGCATTAGAACTCATAGCAAGAGCTTTTATACTTCCTGATACACCTCCTATTACAGGCATAGTTCTATAGATAGATACCATACCTGCAGATCCTACAGCATTAGTGGCTAATTGAGTGGCAGCAGTTAATTGTGCATTGGTAGGGTTAGCAAATGTACTCATCCTTATTCTAGTCCTAGGAGAAGCTCCACCTAATGTAACTACCCTTACAGTAAAAGAACATCTAAGCATTGCATTAGTTATTGTGGTAGGGATAGCTACAGATATTACATTTACTTCACTAGTATTATTTGTTACTGTTACTACTGTAGAGTATGACTGTAGTACTGTCTTATTTTGCTTAGCATCTAGTGCAGTCTGTAAATCAGTCTGAGTAGATAGCGTTCCTGTGATAGCTCCCCATGTAGCAGCACCACCACTAGCAGCGTTTATTATTTGAGTACCTGTAATAGCAGTATTAGTAGGCACCCCTCCTATAATAGAAGTACACTCTATTAAATCTGTTGCCTGTAAGTCTCCTGTGTGAGCAGGTAAAGAGGGCCTCCAATCACCCCACCATCCATTAGCCATACCTATATTATATTATAAAAGTTAAATGTTTAAATCGGCACAGCACAATCAGTCCAATCATTTACTGTTAAGGTGATACTCATCTGATACCCTGCAGCGTAATCTAGTAGATCATTGTTGAGGGGTGAGAAAGTAGGCACTCCTACCACATCAAAGCTAAAGTCATTACTATCATTAAAGTAGATATTCAAATCACTAAGGATCTGTTGTGTATCACTTAAAATTGTGATTATGTTAGCTCTATCTTTTTGTATGATATCATAACAGTATATATCAAAGTTAAATTCTGTAGTATTCTCAGTTGGCACCACACCACTAGGTACAATATACACCAAAGGATACTTCTCATTTTGAGTAGCAAAGTTATAAAGCTGTTCTTTAAAGTCACTGCCTACTTTGAATACTTGTTTGTGAGCTGTGTAAAAAGCAATGATGTGGTTTGTTATGGCTTGTAGACTGTTCATAGTTCTGCTGATTTATTTATACGGTTTATTTTTTGTTGAGTTGATGTTACTTGAGTCTCAGATACTACAGCTGTTACAGTCATATTGCCTGACTCACTAGAGCTACCTCCTGCACTCATGGTTCCACCAGTGTTAGCACTACCAAACAATTGAGCTGCCTGTGGTAAAGCTGTGGCTGCAGCAGTTCCTCCACCTCCATCACTTCCTCCTCCACCACCACCTGCACTAGGAGTGGTACCAGGAGAAGATAGTATCTGTTTAGCCTTAGCTACGTTGGTAGCAATCTGTATAATACCTGCAGCAAATTGTGCTATACCTGCACCACCTGCAGTAACAGCATTCAATGGGTTAGTATTAGAAGCTGCCACCAAAGCTGAGATAGCCTTAGCAGTATCTATACCTATTTGTATTAATGCACTGGCCTTGTTAAATTTCTCTAGTTTCTTTTGATCCTTAATGAGCATGCCTCCTAAGTTGGTAAGGCCGTCTACTGTATCTTTAGCAAAACCTAGCTTTGCATCCCTTTCTTTTTGTGCTTCTGCTACCTTAGCATTATTAGCCTCAGTTTCTATATTTAATAGCTTATCCTCATGTGCTTTTTTAAGTAGCTCTAGTGTCTCATAGTTACCATTAGCAGCTTCTACATCTAAAAGAAACTGAGCATTCTCTGCTTCCCTTAATTGAGTTGCCTCATCCTGTAGGGATAGCAATAGATCCTCCTGAGTTTTTTTCTTTTCAGCTAACTGAGTAGCTATCTGTGCTTTCTCTTGCTCATCATATACAGCTATCAATGCTTTTTTCTGCTCTTCTGTTAGGGTAGTATTAGCCAGTGCATCTGCTCTTAGTTTTTCATATTGTGCAGCCTGTGCTAACTGTTCTTTCTCAAAGCCTTCAGTCATAGCATTGAACTTAGCATCAGCTATCATAGCATCCCCATTGATTAAGTTCTGAGCATAGGTAGTTTTGATAGCTTCTAATTCAGTGTTCTTTAAAGTCTCTGCATTTTTCAAGATAAGTAACTCCTCTGCAGATAGTTTAGTGGTAGCTGTTAATCTTAGCTCAGCTAGTTTAGCGTTGTACTGGTCCTCAGTTAATTTCTTAGCTAAGAATTGCTTATCCAATCCCTCTATATCTTTCTTTAATCTCTCATCTATGAAAGTTTTTTGGTAGTCTATAAAGGCCTGCTCCCTGATAGCTTTCTCTTTCTCCATACCATTAGCCATAAGGTCAAGGGTACTTTTAATAGTCATAGCTTCTAGCTTTTCTTTATCTGCATTGAAAGCTTTGATATCATCTAACTGCTCTTTAAGATTATTCTTATTTGCACCTGTGACTTTTCTACCTGCTTTGACTTTCTCCTCTTGTGCTTTTATTTCATTAAGATCTAATATCTTTAGCTCATTAAAACTATTTTTTCTAGCCTCACCCATAGATGTGATAAGTGCTCTAGCTTCTGCCATAGCTTTGTTACCTGCTAGCTGTCTCTTTCTTTTCTCCTCATCATCTATATTCAAAGTCTGAAGCTCCTGAAGGTTAAGATAGATGGTCTGTAGTTTTAATCTATTCTCTGCTATTACTGCAGTCTGATAAGCAATAGATGCTTTTATCTTAGCACGTTGTAACTCTACAGTACTTTTACCCTCAGCTTTAGCCAGTGCTATTTTCCTATCATAGTCACCCATCTCAGACTTGTTAGCCTCATCTAGCCTCTTCATTCTAGCTTCCCCTGCAGCTGCCTCAGCATCCATTCTAGCCATCTCATTTTGAGCTCTCTCTTCCCCTGCATTATCAGTAAGTCCCATCCAATCTGTTAGCATCTCAAAGCCAGCTATCAAAGCATTAACAGGCATCATCAAAGCATCTAATACCCCTTTTAATAATCCAAATTTATTTAACACTAAAGCTACTGCAGCCACAATAGCTGTGATAACAGCTACCAATAAAAAGATAGGGTTCATTAATATCTGAGCTCCTAACTTCATGAAGGCACCACCCATAGTAGTGACTGTCTTAGTAAGGTTACCCATACCTGCAGCTAACTCTTTAGGGTTCACACTACCCAAAGCTGTAGCAAAAGTTTTAGACTTAGCAGCTGCCTCTTCAAAATCTAGGCTCATCAAACTTTCTTTAATACCACCCAATCCATTACTTACCTGCTCAAACTTTGAACCTGTAGCAAATACGGCCACTGCCTCATTAGCATCCTTTATCTGATCTGATAGTTGCCCTGCTGCCTGTGACAGTCTAGCAATATCTGCAGGATCTGTAGCATTAGCAATCTCACCTTTGAGTGCTTTTAGTTCTGCTTTAATGGCACCGAGGCCAGAGACTTTTATGGGTATTTCTACTTCATTCATTTTATATGTAGTATTTAATTTCTATTGTGGTTCCGTCTAAGTATCCATCTACAAAGCCTACACCTATTTGAGTGGTGGTAACTGATACTGTGTTAGAGCTTGTGGAGTATTGTGCTGAGATCACCCCATCAAAGTTTACATTGTTAATCATTATCGTAGGCACATTAGTACTAGAGATACCTGATGGCTCATAGTTATCTAAGTACCCCTCATACGTACCTACCCCTGTTCGTGTCCAGGTAACATCACCTAAGCTATTATTTTTTACTTGCACTATAGGATCTGTTAATCCTGATTGTGTTAAGTTGGCTATATAGATTTGAGGGACTGTGCCTGTAGGTACTCCATTTAAGCTAAGAGCTCTTACACTATCTGCTATTACTTCTGTATCACTTATGATATAGTTATCTCCTACCACCACTGATCTAGTGCCACCCACTATCACATTACCTCTACCCTCTACAGTTGCTGTTGCCTGATTAGAGAATACATTAGAGTTCATCATCCTAGTAGCATTAACATTACTCATGGCCATAATTTGTATAGGGCCTATCCCTGCAGGAGGTGTTGGTATGTTAGGGCCACTAGGTCCCATGAAGGGTGTAAAGTTAATCTCACTATCAATACTGATGAGCTCCACCTTTGTGAGCTTGTTAGCATTGGCATCGTAATCAATTACCTTATTGATATTCCACCATGAATTATCTATCCTAATCTTATCATTTAATTTCATGGCCTGAATGTCAGGCTCTTTAAGATTAAACATAGCAGTAAGCATCTTACCATTATTTATTTGCCCCATGGTACGCCTCCAGTATCTGTTGTACAGGTTATTCTCTGTTAGGCTAGTAGGTTGATAATAGTAGTAATCACAGATGGCAAAATTAATATCAAAGGTAGGAGTTAGTGGATCATCAAAGTGGCCCACCAAAGGATAGTTTGTTAAGTTAATTTGCCCTACAGATTGATAGTCATATATATAAAACTGTCCACAGGTAGCTAGTGGCTGTCCTACTGTAGTCTTATCATATAGGATCCTTATGTTAGTCTCAGGAGCTGAGCCTGCTAGCATTGGTACATAAGCTCCAAAAATAGTTTTGATTACAGGAGTAGGGCTAAACAATATAGGCTTAGTAGTTACCTCTTTCACATACTCATTATCAAAGATAACCTCAGCTTGACCATAGATGTTATTAGTAGCGTTTGTGTAAGTAGTATTAGGGTTATCCTTATCTGAAGCGTATGTAAGTATTATTTTCTTAGATGTAAGCTCAGGGAGAAAAGATAAATTCTGCTCCTGGTCTTTAGCCAGCTTAGCAGTCCAATCTACCTCAGCACCTGCATCATAGAAATCATCCCTACTTTGTAACAGTAACTTGTTAGGTTGGCTGCTATCTACCTGAGCGTAGATGTTGTACATGTTAAAAATTCCCTTAATGAAGTCACTCTGCTTTATCTTTTTAGGCACGTAATCATTTACATCTATTGTACCACCTATAGCATATACTGTGCTGTTAGGTACTATAGTAATTTGCATAGATGTTATTACTACCTGTAGCCTTAATGTATTTGCTGCAGGATAAGCTCCTGTTACTGAGCCTAATCTCCATCTCCTAAAATTGTTAACAGGGTTGTTACCAGTAGTCTGTATACTCTGCTGTACTACACTAATACCTAAAGTACCTAATTGGCCGTTGTTAAGTAAAGGGTAACTGAGAGGGATAGTGCACTGTATGCTTTGTGTTAAGATATTGGTAGTGCTAAGTCCAGGTACAGATAAAGGGGCCTGTACAGTATTCTGTGTAAAGTTAAAGCCAGCAAGTGGTGATGGGTTTGTATAAAGGTTGATAGGTATTAATGGCTGTGCACCTGCACTAACTGATAAATAAGGTCTGTAAAAGACAGCAGCTGCTGCATTATTATATGAGCCAAAACAAGTACCTACGTTACTATTAACTATATTAATCTGATAACTCATAGTGATATTGTAATCATACTGCTGAGCATTCAAAGTGCTTATGATAAAGGGTGTAGTGTAGACACCTGTCAAAGGGTTAAAGATATTTTGTGGATCCTCTAGCTCAGTAAATCCTGTAATGTTTACTTTAGTTGCAGGCACTAAGTAGTTACCTGTACCTACGCTTGTTTCACCATTACTAGCAGAAGTGCTAGAAAGAGTTAAGGGTGTAGTTATTTCTGCTCTTACTAAATAATCTGCATAGTCAAAGTTATCAGGGCCACCATTATAAGGGATCAATAGCTTTTCAAATCTATCATAGCTCATGGTAGGCCAGTCATAGGTAAAGCCAGCATCTGCAAATATCCTATCAAAGTAACTCTTAGCAAAGATGGCAGGCTTAAACTCTTGGGTGTTATAGACAGCGTCACCTGATCCAGGCAGGAAGTACTTGAAGCCCTCCACTATTGTGTTATCAAATCTAGCCACCACATTAAATGCATCGTATGGATGGTTAAAGTCTGAGAAGTCTATATCAGTAAGTTCCTTGTTAGTAATGGCTGTAAAGAAATCTGCTTTGCTATCCTTAACCAATACCTCATAGGTTACCTGCTCTTCATAGCCATCTGTTACCTGAGTCTTTAGCACCCCTGTTAATTGCATTGAGCAATCCTCCATTATTGGTATGCCATCCTGAATAATAGCACAGGTAGTAAGAGCATTAATGTTGAAGGTGCCCTCCACTATATTTACATCGTAGTAGTGGTTAAGCAAGTTGTTATTATTCTTACTACCAGTGAGCGTGATGGTCTTAGAAAAGTTACCCTTCCTTTGGCTCACATCTCTGATATCTCCTATCTGAAAATTCAAAGGGAAGGCAGTGCCCTCTTTAACATCTAGAAAGCCTGTAGCTAGTTGTATCCTTACCATCTTATGAGTTTACTATATTGTTATTAGCTAGCTTAATAGTTACGTTCTGCTTAATTAAATTCTTATTCCTTTGGTTGTAGACTTGGTAGTCACTAGTTATGATATTACAGCTGATGTACTCCTCACTTACAGGCTCCTCACAATCTACTGCATAAGAGCTTTTCTTTACATAGGTAAAGGGTGAGCTGATGAGCTCAGTAAAGTAGTTAGCCATATCCATAGTCATGAAGTTGGTAGCTAGATCTATGGTAGTGTCAGTGCTTATGTAGGTGTTAGTCATACCTCTATCTGTTAGGTCATAATCCCAGTGGTTACTACCATTGATAAAGCCAGGCACATCTTGATTAAATTGTTCACGTGTTACGTTACCTTTCTCATAGCTGTTAAGACTAAAAGCAAAGCTACCCCATGAGCCTAATCTATCTAAGAATAAGATACTGTACTCAGTGGTGCGTATCCTTCTATCTATGTTCACCCTGTAGCTTGCAGAGCTTACTACCCCATTACGTTCATAGTGAAATGTATAGGACTCAGTGGTAGGCTCTATTAAGTTACCTGAGCCAAAGACCAGGGTAAGAGCTCCAAAGTTATTAGGCCCTACAGATATACCACTAACATGATCTACAGCTGTTACGTTCTTTTCAAAGATATTACCTCCATCATTCTCAAAGACCATAGTATCAGGTGCAGTAGGTGAGTTATTAGCCACAGCATTTACCCACATATCCTGAGATAGGGTGGCATACATCTCGTTGTTAGCTGCAGGGTAGTTAGTGAGAAACTCATCAAATACTCCATTGAGCATATAGTCTTGGTAGTTGTAGCTAGGCCACTCACTCCATCTGATAGCACCATTGAATACAAAGTTATTGTTATCTAGTAGCATATTCCTAGTGACTGTCTTACGGCCATCTGCATAGGTGATAGCTCCATTGATAGTAGCATCTGTTACTAGTGAGAATAAACTATTAACCACTAAGAAACCTACCCCTACAGATAGCACAGTGAAGAGCCCTTCTAAGTTTGGGTTGGCTACTCCTAGATCTGCTTGAGTGATGTTTATCTGATCACCTACTATAAATGTATTGACTACGTTTATCTGCACATTAAGGCCACTAGCTGTAAGGTTGTTAGTGTATGAGGTGGTAGTAAGAAATTCCTCCCCTACATGTACATCATATTTGTAGTGGCTGTTTGTTGCGTTGTATGCTGAAGTGTTTGTTAGGTTTAGGTCATAGCTTACCTGTGCCTGTAACAGCTTCGATAGATCTATCTCACCAAAGCCAGTAGAGTAAGTTGGTAGCACCCTGTACTCTGCTATCTTGTTTAAGGTACCACTCTCATAGATATCAAAGATATACTTGAAGCCCTGAAGTGCTACGTTGGTACTGCTGTAGATATACTTTACAGGGTTGTATGCAGGTGTTAATACTTGTGGGGTTGCTTGTGTTACTAATGCCATTACTTGTCTTTACCTATATTAGCGTCATTACTATTATTGTTTTTAAAGCCACCCATAGCTATGAGGTAGGCATGATCTAACATGGCTAAATGTTGTTGCATCCTCATAGGGTTGTTGAATACTATCCTAACATTTTTGCCTGTCTTATGGTGGATGTATGCCTGCACCACCTGTATCTTATGTAGCGTATCAGAATGCATAGTAGCTATCATCAGTGTAGTACTCCTGCCTTATGTGAGTAGTGGCATACCTGATTGCATCCATAGCATCATCAAATAATTTGACAGGCTCATCTGTTATGAAGTCCCCTATCTTTTTCCATTTGTAGTTTTCGTATTCCCTTTTTATTGCCTTATCATCCTGGCATATTACACCAAAGGTCTTAAGGTTGTCTATCCCTTTCTTAACTACCTTGTTAGCATTCTGAACATCATACCCTGCTATGTTCATCTCTTGGATAATCTCGGGTCTAGAGTAATCTGCTAAGATGGTGACAGTCTGCTCTATGTTTAGGGTGGCTAACTTCTCTATGAGCATAGTAGTGGTGAGGTAGCTCTCATATATGACAGGCTCTATGTAGATATCATTATCACAGTAGTATACCCTCATCAAAGCTGTGGGGTGGTTGTAACCAAAGTCTAAGCCATACACGTACTTGACAAACCTAGCAGGCCTATGTGCCACAAAGGACCAGTTGCTGTATATGTTGCTCTTAGAGGTAGCCTTCTCACCTAGGGCATAGATCTGATACAGTGCCTCATCTGTTCTAGCTAGATCCTCTATCTGTGCCTTGATACTTTCAGGTAGGAATGGGTTATCTTTGTAGGTGGACTTAATCAAAGTGCTCTCATTAGCAGGAAGCTCATACAGCCACGATACACTATCAGATGGGTTGTAGTCAAAGATGAGCTTATCTTCTGTTCTCATGTTAAGCTGAGTGAAGTCATCAAAGTACAGCTCATTGGCTTCATTACACCAGGCTATATCCCTCTTCCTACCCCTTATCTTTTGCTCATCATCTACAGAGAAAAACTCCACCATAGATCCATTGGCAAAGGTGTAGATGTGCTCAGACTTATTGTGTGACTCCTGCTTATACAGCCCTATATCTTTTAGTATCTCTATGAAGTCCCTGAGCACTGTAGCACGTAGGGCAGGGAAGGTCTTACGTATCACTGACACCACCTTGTTATTATTCTGCAGGCAGTAGATGATCATGAGCTGGCACAGGCTGTAAGTCTTAGAGCTTCTACTACCACCCTCATTAATGATGAACCTCTTATCACTTAAGATGGCCTCATAGTTCTTTTCAAAGATGGCAGTTGCTTTTAGTTCCATAGCAAAGCTAGTACCTAGTTAGATACTATATAGTTATTATTATTATTATTACTACTTAACTATAGTAACAGTTATAGCAGATATCTTCTCATCACCACTGGTAACATCTGTATGCTCTTTCAGTGCATTTAGTCTCTGAGTTATGGATGGGTTAAATTGTCCTACCATTCCACCAGTGATCTGGTCATTACGGATCTCTTTCTTTATGTGTGAACAGACAGTCTTATATTCAGAATATCTGTTATCAGGGTTATCAAAATAGTTATGCACATCACTGTAGTTATTATAGCAGAATATCTCAAAGCCCTCATTAGTCAAAGGTACTCTTAATGGTTCTGCTACCATCTCAGCAGTCTTCTGTGATAGCACCCATTTAGTCCTAGGGTTAGCAGCACAATATGCTTTGTACTCCTCAAATATCTCCATTAACTTCTCAGGAGTTTCTATAAGTTTCTTAGTTGGCATTATCTATCTGTTTTAATTTTCTTTGTGCCCATTCTACTCCCTCATCACCACCCCACGCTAACCACATTAACCTACCACATCCATCTCCTAATTCCTTCTGTGAATTTTCACGTTGCCTCTCAAAGGATGCCATTCTAGCAATAGTCTCTCTACTGATAGCCTCACCTTTTGCTAACTGATTAGCTCTAGCTTTACCTACTGCAGTTCCACAGCTACCCCATCCATTCTCCTCTACCCATCTTAATGCTATTTTAGCATTTTCAGTTGCAGCTGCAGGATAATCTGTGTAAGTAGTAGCGAATTGTGCCCTATATCTATTTAGCATCCCCCTCATTCTCTACCCCTTTATACTTTACCTTAGGAGTGCTCTCTTCAAATAGATAACCCAATCCTTTAGAGGTGTAATACTTGTGGTCTTTAGCAGTCTCTTCTGTTACTGTAAAGCTGGTCTCAAAATTACCATTATACATAGTAATATACTTACCTAGGTGCTCCGTCTTTGTCTTCATACTGTAATAAAATTAAAAAAGTGTAATATAATGCTATCCAAATTCCTGCTGCTCTGCTAGCCCAAATATAATCTAAGGTAAACAAAGCAAGTCCACAGCTTAGAGCTGTAAGCAGTGACAATATACTAATAAATTGACTCGGTTTCATACCTATATTGTAATTTGTTTAAGTTTTGTTTCAATTCTTTGATAAGATAGTAAGCTGAGGTGTGAGTAATACCAAAATAGGTAGCCAGTGCTCTGCTTGTTATGTACCCTTTATCTATATATGCCTCAAATACTATCCTTTGCACCTGGTCTACTATCTCTGATCTATAGATCTCTATCAATCCCTTGTTAAAAGAGTACAATTTATCCTCCCTTATCTTATCTGCTAGATCATCATCCTCCATTCTATCAGGGGTGTTATCTATTATAGCTGTTACCCTATCATCTTTGTGGCTTTTAGATGTGGACCATAGCACCTGATACTTAATTGTGTTCAGAAGGTATCCCTTTACCTTATCCTCATCATTAGTAGTATCGTTTATAGTTAGCACGTGCAGGTAACTATTATTAATTACAGTATCAGCGTCTATGTAGCTACCCATCTTTGATAGAAAGTAGGCAGTGTATGCCCTTACTTCAGGGTAAGCCCTACTAATGTAGTTGTCTAAGGCTTTTTTCATACCATATCATAAAATCTTTGTACCATATCCTCCTCCTAACCGACGCACAAAAGCACTCCCTAGGTTGCACTCCATCGTACTTAACTCTAATCTTTAATAAAGCCACACATGAGTGCTTAGAGTACCTGATGCTCTCAGGTAACAGCTCTATTTCAGCTATACGGTCTATCTCAGTTTGTTCAAACATTCATCTAGTATAAAAGCAAGCAGTGCAGCCTGACAAGCCAGGATAAAATCAAAGGTAAAAAGTAAAGTAAGCCAAAAAGCCACACATTTAATACATCCTAGTGCAGAGTGTACATGTATGGCTATTGGGTACTTTGTGTTATACTTAAAAAAGTAGTCTATAGTTGCCTGTAAAGGTTCAAAATTAGTAAACCACCAAGCTAAAGGTATAAGAGCTAATAATATCATAGCTCAAATATAGTAATTTAATTAGAATGGCAAATCATCATCCTCTAACTTGAATGGTTCTGCAGGTGGTGATAGTACTGCTGGCTTAACATAAGGCTCTTGAAATGTAGCACTAAAGTACTTCATACCTGTCTTACTTTCTTTTAACCATAGTGCTACCTCCATGTCAGCACCATTAACATTTACCTTCCCTTTGTAGTCGGGTTGAGTCTCTGCTGTCTTCTTATCATTTTTAAAGATAGCTCCTGTGTTGTTCTTTGTTTCCATTGTTTATATTTGTTTTAAATTGTTAATAACTTTTATTTAGTAAATAAGTACATTATAGTGCACCACCACCCCCACACTATGGCAGGGGCTAGTAGTATTGATAGTAGGACTAGCATGGATCAGGTCTTGCGTCATTATTAACTATAGGCCATTGTATCCTTTCACCATACACCTCATTAGCTAATATCTCAGCCATCTGTACAGCCTCTTTAGCTATCCATAGCTTAGATGTTTTAGAGTTCTCTATCATTAGAGCGTTCATAGCAGCTATAGCTGCCTCATGTTCAAATTGCATTCTGTTCATAGTTGTGTTATTAGTTCATTAAAATAATCTCTACACTGTTCTACCCTCACCTTGATCTGTTTTATCACCTCCTCATCTCTTTTGATTACAAAGGTCTTCACTCTTTTAGCATCAGGGATATGGTCGAAGCTGTGCTGTTTTTGCACCTGGTCTCTAAGATCTAGGTTCTCCTCCATTAGCCCTAGCTTGTAGTGAGCACTCTTTACCTCCTGCTCTACTATGGCATGTGGTGTATTGGTTAGGCAGTAGCATAACAGTGCTTCCTGCTTATCACATAAAAACATATAACCTTGGAGCTGATAGTAGTAATCTTTATTAGGGCATTCAGTATCAAACCAGGGGAACGTGCTGCCACTCCATGAATTTTTAACATCTATTAGCACCTGGTCTGTAATTACATCGGGAGTACCTGTTAGCCACTCATTACTAAAGTTCTCGTCATTTTTAAACAGAAAGCCTTTATCAATTACATCCATTACAAAGCTCAAACACATATCCTCACATTCATTGCCCTTGTCAGTATACTTACTAGTAAACTCTTTTCTGATACCATAAACGTGTGCCAGGGCTAGACCCTGGATATACGTCTTAGTTGTTTGTGATAGCACCTCCCCTTTAGTTTTAGAAGAGGTCATTATCTTACCTATAGCTGAGCATCTTATTTTCATATTACAGGTATTAATAGTAATGCTTTCTCTTGCGTTTCTGTAAGGTCAAAGCTATCCTTTAATTTCTCTATGGTAAACTTACCATCTGCTATAGTCTTAACAGCCTCAGCAAATCTCTTTGCATCTATCTTAGGCTTCGCATTAGATGCTACGTGCCCATCATCATCTGTGGCTTGCAAAGTTAGCAGGCTTTGGATGGTGTACCTACGAAAGTAAGAAATTTGACTACCCTGCTTCTGGGCATCTAGGTTTAAGTCAAGTGCCATACAGCTAGAGATAGAAAAGCCAGTGTAGATACAAACAAGCTGAGTACAAACACTACCACCATCTATAGGCTGTAGCAAAAGTAGATCATGCTGTAATAAGATAGGCTCAACAGCTTCTAGGATGCTATTGATATCTGCATAAGATTTCTTAAAATGAGGGTTAGTAGCATTCTTATGTACTTTACCGATTAGTTGTTTAGCCTTGTGAAGGCGAACATAGAAGGGAGCAGGCTGCTGCTCAACCTCCTGAGGCTTTACAGCCTTAGTTGTTGTTTTTTCCATTGGTTAGTTTATTAATTGTTTACAAATATAGTAATTATTATTCTATTTACACAAAATTCTTTAAAATTATTTATTATACTTCGCCAAAGGTGGTTAATTTTGATAGTTTTGGCTAAAGATATCATACCACTCAATAAAATCATCAAAGGTCTTGCTTATAATATAGATGCCTCCTGCAGCTTCTATCATCTGTTGGTATTCCTTCTGCACCACTGACTGCTTATCCTTACCAATTTTTACCTCTATCTTTACAGATCTTCCATAAATAGTAGCAGAGATATCTGCAGATCCTGGGGTGCCTGTGCCCTTGGTCCACATCCCTGCAGTCTTAGTGCCATCAGTTCTATAGCTTTGCCTGAATACTCCCATTGTATTAATCCTTTCAGCTTGATGCTGTGAGAAGTTTAGGAAGTCTTTGATACATTTAGTCAAGCCATTAGCTGTAGCATCTGAGTACTTAGTTAGTGGTATGATGTGGCCTGGTGCTGATGGGTACCTGTAGCTCATGTACTTAATCTCTAGATCCTTTAGTCTAGCTTTGTTGTCCTTTGTCATATCTTAGTAATTATAAAGTATCTACCTCCTACATTCCTATCTTTTTTTAAATTATATCCCTTAAATTTACAGTACTCATTAACCCACTTTAAATACTTCTGTGTATTTAGATCATGCCATCCTCCTGTAAATGTCTGAAAGTCCTGAATAGAAGTATTGTTATAGTGCATAGCATCTAAAGTAATGTTACCCTCTATAGCGTAATCATAAAATTCCTTATTTGTAGAAGAGATAAACCTTTTGTCATTAGCATTAATTGCTACAGCCTTAACTAAGCCCATTGATAAGAATTTCTGCAGGTTGTTTATCATGTAGTTATCAAATACTAACCAATCTACTACAGTCCAACTATCAAACAATAACCTACCATACTCATCTAGTGGGTTTCGCTGTGCATTAAAGTACTGATTAAACTCTATCTCATGCCTTCTCCTATCATGGCTACCACCTGCACCACTTATCACATAGTTGGTAGTAATCACAATCTTAGGGGAGCGTTCAAATGGGATAAAGATCTCATCCTTATTTT